TGTGACGCTGACGCGCGGCTCGGGCCTGTGGGTCGCTGATGTTCGGCGGAATCCGCTCGGGGTTGTGTCGGTGTCTCCGCTGGTGCATAAGTATGAGCTTGGGCGCCCTCTGGGTCATTCGCGGATCACGCGGGCCGCTATGGGCTATTCGGACTCGGCTTTGCGCACGATTGTCCGCGCTGAAGTGTCCTCGGAGTTCTACAGCGCCCCGGAATACTACCTATTTGGCGCTGACGTGTCGTCGTTTGTTGGTGATGACAAGTGGTCTGCGCTTATGGGTCGGATTAAGGCGATGGATGTTGAGGATGGCGAGGATAAGCCCGACCTGCACAGGTTCACGGGCGCTTCCCCGCAGCCGCACACTGACCAGCTCCGCATGTGGGCTAACTTGTTCGCTGATGATCAGGATCTTGAGGTGAAGTTCGCCGATTCGTCTAACCCGTCCAGTGCTGACGCTATTTTCGCGGCGAAGGAAACCCTGATCACTACGACTCGTGACGCTAATGCGATGTGGGGCTATGGGGCGGCTCGGGCGATGCACTTGGCGGTTCGTCTGCGTGACGGGCTGTCCGTTGTGCCTGATGAGTTGCGGTCCTTGTCTGCGCAGTTCACGGATCCGGCGATTGTGTCGCCGTCTGCTCGTGCTGATGCGTTCTCGAAGCTGGCTTCCTCGATTGAGGGCTTCGGCGGTTCTGAGGTTGGCATGGAGTACGCGGGCCTGACCCGGGAGCAGATTGTGCGCTTCCAGGCTGATCGGCGCCGGCTGACTGCTGGCACGAGGCTTGATGCTTTGGCTGCTGCCATGAACACCGATACGCAGGGGGCTACGGATGTCGCTGCAACTACTGACGCAGTTCGAGCAGGCCAATAACGGCATTGCGGACCTTGTTGAGCGTGACCTGTTGGCGTTTCTTGGCGGGATGAACTTCGGCAGGCCCGATCTTGTGCAGGCGTCGTTGTTTGAATACGTCCCTACCCTGTGTTCTGAGTATGGTGACATGGCGGCGACGGTTGCGGCGGACTGGTTCGAGGAGTTGAGGGCTGCGGAGGGCGTTACGGGCAGCTTTAGGGCTCCGCTGGCGCCTTCCGTGCCGCTCGAACAGGTCAACGCCCGTCTTGGGTACGCTACGCGCGCTAGTGGGCCCCTGTGGCTTGGTGACAGTGCCACGCTGACGACGTTCTTGGCGATGATGACGAACGAGTACGCTCTACAGCCGGGCCGCGACACTGTCATGGCTGCGGCGCACAAGGATAACGCGGCATATGCCCGCGTCCCGGAGCCTGGCGCGTGCAAGTTCTGCCTGATGCTAGCTTCCCGAGGCTTCGTGTACTCGAAGGCGACCGCCGGAGGGACTAAGAAATTCCATGGCAAGTGCCGTTGCAACGCGGTCCCTGTGTGGGATGAAACCAAGGCCCGCGTCCAATACGGCTACGACCCCAATGCGCTCTACGACCAGTACGCCAAGGCCAGAGACGCCAAATAGACCAACCGCCTACGGGCGGTTTTTTAGTGCCCGCATGGGCGAGTAAACCAAATCCAATTCCCTGAAAGTCTGCACAGGTTTGATGGGGCGTTCCCGCATGGGAGAGGAAACAGTAATGAGTGAATCGACGGCTGAGGCCGCAGTAAACCCGACCGAACCGGCGGCGGCTCCTGCACAGGAGACCGACTGGAAGGCCGAGGCCCGCAAATGGGAGGCCCGCGCTAAGGAGAACAGCAGCGCAGCCTCGAAGCTCGCGGAAATTGAGGAATCGAAGAAGTCGGAGACGCAGAAGCTTCAGGAGCAACTGTCAACCCTTCAGGAACGCGCGGCCACGGCTGAGCGCGACCGGGAGCGACTTGTGGTGATCGCCAAGCACGGCATTCCGGCGGACTTCCACGACCTCGTGCACGGTTCTGACGCCGAGTCGCTGGAGGCTTCCGCGGCGAAGGTCAAGTCACTCATTACGACGAGCGCGCAGCCTGAGCTGGCGGCGTCGTTTGTCATCCCCGACGAGGGTGGAAGCCCGAGTCTCGCACTGAACGGTGACGGCATCGAGTCGGCACTGCGGAAAGCCCTGGGCATCGCGTAAAGCGGCCCCAAACCTACAGGAGTAACAAATGGCAATTACTGCCGCTACCCGGAACTCGGATTTCTCCGGATTCCTCAATCGTGACCAGTCCGCCGCTATCTTCGAGCAGGCCGCTAAGACCTCCGTGGTTCAGCAGCTCGCGCAGCGTGTGCCGCTGGGCATCAATGGTCAGTCCATCCCCGTCACGACCGGCAAGATGTCCGCCGGCTGGGTCGCTGAAGGTGCGCAGAAGCCCGCCTCGAAGGGTTCGATGGCGCTGAAGACCATTGACCCGAAGAAGATTGCCGCTATCGCGGTAGTCTCCGCCGAAGTGGTCCGCGCCAACCCGGGCGGTTACATGGACCTGCTGCGCCCGCAGATCGCCGAGGCATTCGCCACCGCGTTCGACGCCGCCGCGCTCTACGGCACCGCTTCGCCGTTCTCCACGAACCTCGCCACAGGCTCCTCCACCCAGGAGTTCACGGGCACCGCCCCGGCCTTCACCGCCGTCTATGACGACCTGAACGCAGGCCTGTCCACCCTCGTCAACGCTGGCAAGAAGCTGACCGGCTGGGCGTTCGACAACCGGTTCGAGCCCGTCCTGAACGGCTCGAAGGATACCTCGGGTCGCCCGCTGTTCGTGGAGTCCCCGTTCACTGAGACTGCCGGCCCGATCCGTCAGGGTCGCCTGCTGGGCCGCAATGCCTTCATCGGCGACGGCATCTACGACGCCACGTCCAAGACCTACGGTTTCGCCGGCGACTGGTCGCAGGCCGTCTGGGGTGCCGTTGGTGGCATCAACTACAACGTCTCCACCGAGGCTACCGTGACCATCAACGGTCAGCTCGTCTCCCTGTGGGAGAACAACCTCGTCGCGATCCTGGCTGAGGCCGAATACGGCTTCCTGGTCAACGATCCGTCCAGCTTCGTAGCCTTCAAGAACGCAGCCTAGTAGCTGATGGCTATCAAGCGGCCCGTCACTACGGCGGATTTGAAGGTTGAGGCAGCGCCGGTAGCCGAGGGATACACGGTTGTTGTCGGTCCTTCCGGCATCGCTTCGACGGTGCCGGATTCCATTCTTGAGTCGCTTCTCGACTCGGGTTACACGAAGAAATAGCGAGGGGGCGCGTCATGGCTAATTGGACTACCGCTACTGAGGTGGTTGATGCGTGGATTGGCGATGACGCGCCTACCGACTTGGCGAAGGTTGATCTGTGGATCGGACGCGCCGAGCGTCTCCTGCGGTCGAAGCTTCCAGGCCTCACCGCCCGTATCGGCGCGGATCCCGCCGAACCTGATCTGCTGGACAACGTCAAGGACGTTGTTACGTCGATGGTTCAGCGGGTGTTCCGCAACCCAGAGGGTGTGCGAACCCGGCAGGAGACTACGGGGCCGTTCAGCGGTTCGGTGACTCTTGGCGGGGATCAGCCTGGCGAGTTGTGGGTCACGGATGACGAGTTGGCGCGGGTGTCTCCTACTGGCACAAGTCGTGGCGCTTTCACGATTGACATGATTCCCTCAACGTCGCCGTTCTCAGATTCCTACGTGCCGCCGAGTGGTGGTTGGTAGTGGCTGAGTCCGTGTTGCGCCTGGCCTATGCGGCGGGCGCGGTTGACGCTTACGGCAACGACGCGGAGGGTTTCGCGGATCCTGTCGAGTTGCGTGGCTACGGTTTCGATCCGGGTTCGACTTCTGAGCCGCGCCTGCCTGGTCAGGATCGGGTGATTGTTGAGCCGACGCTTTACGGTCCGTTCAATATGCCGTTCAAGCCGCAGGATCGGGTCATTGTCCGCGGCGTCACTTATGAGGTTGTGGGCGTGGTTCGTCAGTGGCGGAACATGTTCTCGAATCGTGAGGCCGGCGCTGTTGTGAGTTTGCGGAGGGTTGATGGCTAGCACGAAGTTCAAGTGGAATAACGCTGGCTTTGAGGCTGTCCGTCGCTCGCCGGAGGCTGTGAAGCTCCTCGAAAGCAAGGTTGATGCTGCGGCGTCGGCTGCTGGTGATGGCTATGTTGGGTCCGTGGTGCAGGGTGTCGGGCGCGGGACTCTTGGTCGCGCGATTGGGACCGTGTTCACGGGCGACTTCAAAGCGATCCGGGATAACGCGAAGCACAACACGCTCATGCGCGTCTTTGACAGGCTGGG